GTTTGAGATATGAGAAAAACGCCGTATACTAGTACTTAGTGTGATCCGGCTACCTTCATGGTAACGACCCGAAAGGCACAATACTGATTATCCTAAGTGCATTATAGAATTGGAAGATCTAAGTTATAATTAATAACAGTTATCGTACGGCTTAAGTACTACCCCGTCTGTGGGTGATTTAATCAAACAGACTGAATGGCGAGCTAAAGTGCTTCCAAACCTGGGGACGTCTTCGGATAGGACCCAACCCCGAACGAGACTCATTTGCAAACCGGTCTACGTTGTACCTTAATACCTAACTTCATGAATTTGTTGGTACCTTAAATGGTTCTGGTAGGATAGTTATAGCGCTGGATGACGTTGTAGACTGATCGGGACTCTTTACGCTTAAGAGCCATCCCGAGAGGACGTCTGGAGTAAGCCCTTATGGGAATATGCCACTTGTGTCGCTTCCACTAGTCTTTACTGACTTTAAGCGTCAGTGAGGGCTCGTGGCAGGGAATCTATTGATTTTTCTGCTATGAGTTTCTCACACCCCGCAGGCAATGCCGCGGTTTTGCAAGGAGGGTTAGAGCCCCTCCCCTTTGGCGTGTCACGAAAAATGATGCGCCCCCTTAATGATTTTGAGGAAGATTTAATCCCCTCATTATTACCACAAGCGGAATCCGAGTTAACATGCAAGGATTTTGCAAAACAAAAATATGCGCAGAAAAAGCGCACCCCTGCACGTTTCAACACGAAAGAGGAACGTGCTCGGAAAAAGAAGATGATTGAGAGATTGGTCAAAAGAGTTGAAGAGTTGTCTGCAGTGGAAATTAAACCTCATGCATTCTCTGATACTTTGGACCCGCTACACGCCTTCATTGGCGATCTCGGAAAATATCTTTGTTCATTTGAAGGAAAAGAAGCCGACGATATCATTCGTCATTCAGAGAATATTTGCATTCTTGCATATAATCTCTGTGGTGCTTCGTCTTTCTCGGACGTGTTTGTCGCCTTCGTCTCGTACATGAAATTCTACGTGAAAACCAGTATCACCAATTTGGTTACCACAATGACAACTGTCCTCCTGGAAAAAGAGGAAGAGGTTGGCAATTCTGTGGAAGTTAGTAATTTTTTGGACTCGACGGGGGCATTTGATCTCGACTTTGATCTTGAACCACAAGCGTGGACTGGTCGAGACCTTTTGGATGGATGGGAACTTTTGAAAACCAACACTATTTTCAAAAAAGTTTCTTATCTCATCACCGCTGCCATGGCGAGCTCTATATGTTCTATTAAAGGGTTCGAATTTGACATCGGAGGAATTACACTTATTGCAATCGAGGCTATGAAAGAACAAATCAAAGCCACCGATTTGATTGATGCTTTGATTCAGACATTTGTTTGGATATCCGAGACTGGATGGTGGTGCTTGAAAGAGAAATCACTAGCTCCAGTTTTGTACCAAGATCAACGTTTGCGCGAATATACTGACACTTGCAATACTGTTATCGCATATGCATCCACCGCTATGGCGGGAAATTTGGATGGCGTAACTGTAGAAGGTGATCTTGAAGAGTATGAACGTAAACTCGACAAATGTATGAAGACAACAGGTGAAATTCAAAGGGTTACATCGTCACCAGGTGTTAAGGAGATACTTCAGAGGAAGTATGCTGCTTTGGTGTCGATAAAGATGGATTTAGTAGCGAAAAGGAAGAACACCTCCTTTCGCTTTGCTCCAATTGGTTTTAGTATCCATGGTGAGTCTAGTATTGGAAAGTCAGATATCGCACCATTGACAATGAAAACGTCTTTGTCTGCGATGGGTTTTAAAACTTCCCAAGATGGACTTATCACTTTGAATGAGACCGATAAATTTGAGAGTACATATACTTCCGACGTTATGGGAGTGTATATTGATGACGCTAACAACGCGAATTCAAAGTTTGTGG